GGGCACCTACGACGTGGACGTTGGCGACCTTTACACAGCGATCAAGCTGGCCCAGGCCAGTGCAGAAGGGATCATCAATGACCGCATCTCCTCCGGCTCCGGCCTCGTCGCCCTTGGCCCCGGCGTCCAAGTCGGCCTCACCGTCGAGCTATTGGGGTCGTGGCAACTTCGGTTCCCAGCCGGCAACTACATTGCCCGAGTCGCAGGCGGCAACCTCGTCGGCGGCCCCGGAGGCGACCCGATCGCCTACACCGCTGGAGTCCAAGCCCTGTTGATCCAGTCTGCGGCCTCTACGGTGGTCACTGCCGGCGGCAGCGTCCCCACGGCGGCACAGAACGCGGCAGCAGTACGCACCGAGCTGGCCACCGAGCTGGCCCGGGTAGACGTGGCCACCAGCACCCGGTTGGCCAGCGCCGGCTACACCCCGCCACCTAGCGTCCCCACGGCGGCACAGAACGCGGCAGCAGTACGCACCGAGCTGGCCACCGAGCTGGACCGGGTAGACGTGGCCACCAGCACCCGGTTGGCCAGCGCCGGCTACACGGCCCCGCCGGCCGCGGCCACCAACGCCACCGCCGTGCGCACGGAACTCGCCGCCGAGCTGCTGCGCGTCATTGAGCTGGCAAAGCTGCACGGCCTTGATGTCACCTCCCCGCTGACCGTCACGCAGACCACTCGCACGGCGGGCGATGTTGCGCAGACCATCAGCACTACCGGCAACACGACGACGGTAACCAGGCTGGCCTGATGCTGGACCCCCGCGCCATCGCCGTCCAGGGCATCGGGTATTCGCCCCGGGTTGCGGCGGTCCAGGGCTTTGCCGCCGTCGACCTGTTTGTGGTCGTCCCGTCCACCGGCGGCGGAGCGTCCGCCGGGGTTGACTCGTACCGAGAGGTTCGGCGCAGCCTGTTCGGCCTGGATGAGAGCGACGTCGTCGCCCAGGTGCACCGACAGGACGAAGAGGTTTTGACCATCATTATGATGGCCGTGATTCGCGGAGATGTTCTATGAGCACACTGAAAATTTCTGGTTGCATGAGCGTTGTGAAGGACATGGGCGACCTCGATCGCGATGCCCTTCTGGAGCGCCTGGACCAGTACCGCGCCGACGGCGTGCCCGTAGAGCGCGCGCAGGTCATGGCCACAGCCGACACAATGGCCGAGCTCGAGGACGAGCGCCGCGAGTTCATGCGCCTGCTCAAGGAGCAGCACCCGGACATCTTCGCGGTGACAGCCTCGGCCGAGCGCGAGGGCGGCACCCGCAAGAGCACCGACCGCGAGTACGTCGACACTCCGAGCTTTCGCCGCTGGTTCGCCGACTCGGTGATGACCGAGGACGGCAAGCCCGGCGGCGAGCCGCTGGTGCTGTACCACGGCGGCTTCGATTTCGCGCAGGCGCCCGATGGCAAGGCGGTCCCGAAGGTCAACGGCCGCGGTGCCCTGGGCGTGGGCTTCTACATGACGCCCGACGAGGAGCGTGCCCGCGGGTATGCCGAGGACAACAGCGGCGCCGTGAGCAGCCTCTACGTCCGCATGGAGCGCCCGCTCGAGATCCGCCTCTCGCGCGGCCAGGACCCCATGGTCGAGGCTTTGGTGGCCCTCGGCATGGACCGCGACAAGGCGGCAAGGAAGGTCGAGTCCGCCTACGAGAAGTACGGCTACGTTGGCTCCGAGGTCAAGAACCTGGCGCTGAATCAGGGCTACGACGGCCTGGTCGAGTACGTCGGCAACAAGATGTCCGAGGTCGTCGTCTGGAACCCGACCCAGGTCAAGAGCGCAACCAACAACGACGGCGGGTTCTCGTGGAGCCCCGACATCCGCCGCAGCGCCGATCGCACCCCTCTCGGCTTCTACAGCGCTCTGGCGCGCGGCCTCCAAGACGCTCCGATCAAGTCCGCCCCAGCCGGCGCCTGGAAGGCCGCGATCAAGGGCCTGCTCAACAAGGGCGCTGTGAAGGCCGACGAGGTTGAGTGGTCAGGCATCAACGACTGGCTCGATCTTGAGGGCCAACCCAAGCCCGTCTATGAAAGCGGATACGGCCTGATCGATGAGCACCAGAACGAGGATGGCACCTGGCAGCAGGTCGATGATCTCGGTGCCTATTTCCGCACCAAGGACGAGGCCGAGTCGGCGATCACAGATGAGTTGCGTCGGGCGTCAGAGGAGTGGGCGAAGAAGGAGGGCGTCAAGAGCCGCATCAGCGTCGAGAGCTTCGACAACCTTGATTTTGGAAAGACCGTTACCCCCAAGATCACCAAGGAGCAGGTCGCGCAGTACCTCGAGCAAGGCGGGGTGAAGGTTGAGGAGGTAATTTTAACTGGCGATGCAGAGGCAAAAAGAAGGCGAACACAGGTTGAAGAGCGTGGAGAAGAAATTGGGGACAAATTTTGGCCGCGTGTTTATGAAAAATACGGAGAGCCTTTTACGCCATTAAACAGAGAAAATAAAGAACTTATTGATCAAATCAATGATGGCAAATTAAGTATTGATAAAATTGACCCATCATTAAGGGATTTATACAGTGAGTATTTAGATTACATAAAAGAATTTGACTCTTTGTCTGATATTAAAGGTGACGCCAAGTACGGCCAATACACCCTCCCAGGCGGCGAGAACTACCGCGAGGTGCTGCTGACGCTGCCGGGTGGTGAGTCGCTTGGCGACGCCGCCAAAAGACGCGACGCCGCGTGGCGCAAGATTGAGGCGCTGCCGGACTACCCAGCCGGGCTGCATCCGATGGCGCAGCCACGCTGGGCCGAGGAGAACGCGCCCGACCTGTACGCTGAATGGCAGGACGCATCCCGTGCAGCCAACAAGAAGGACACCGGCAGCAATGCGGGCGCCTACCGCTCCAACCACTGGGACCAACCCAACGTCCTCGTCCACATCCGCGTCAACGACCGCACCGATGCCGATGGCAACCGGGTGCTGTTCGTCGAGGAGCTGCAGAGCGACTGGGGGCAGGAGGGGAAGAAGAAGGGCTTTGCCGGTGCTGGCCTGGAGGTGCGCAAGATAGTTATCCCGAACCCCTTGAAGGGCCTGGGGGGCAACACTAAGGCTGAGGCAACTCGCTACGCGGTGTTTGACGGCAGCGGAAAGAAGGTGTCGGCCGACTTTCATGGCGAAAAGGCCGCGCAAGACGCGCTGGCCAGCATGTCGGTCCCAACCGCCCCCTTCGTCACCAAGACCGAGGGCTGGCTGAATTTGGCGCTCAAGCGAATCATGGTCATGGCCGCAGAGGGCGGCTACGACAAGGTGGCGTTCGTCAACGGCGAGCAGTCTGCGGATCGGTATGACCTGAGCAAGCAGATCGAGCGCGTCACCGCCTACAAGGAGACGGGCGGCACCTATCGCATCTCGGCGACCGACATCAACGGCAACACGCTGCCGGCGCAGCGGGCCAAAGACGCGACTGAGCTGGAGGGCATTGTCGGCAAGGAGCTGGCGCAGAAGATCGTTGACCAGAAGGGCGTCGTCGAAAGCTACTCCGGCCTCGACCTCAAGGTCGGCGGCGAAGGCATGAAGACCTTCTACAACACCATCGTGCCCACAGCGCTGAAGAAGCTGCTGCCAAAGGTGGGTGGCGGGCAGATGGGTGAGGTGAGGATTGACCAGGGCGGGAATAGAGCCAAGGTCGGAGATCCTGATGAAGCGTGGCCGTTTGCCGTATGGCGCAGGGGCCGCATCATCAACCGTCACGCGATTCGCGCCTACGCCGAGGAGGAGGTTGCCGAGTTCCGTGAGATAGACGAAAGGGCGGGCGAGCGGGACCCCACGCTGCGCGTCGAGCAGGTGCTGGACACCACAAGCAGGCAACCCGGCTTCGACGTCACCGACGCCATGCGCGAGAAGGTGGCCGGCGGCGTGCCGCTGTTCAGCCCGGATCGCGCCCAGACCGAGACGCCCGAGTTCAAGAAGTGGTTCGGCGACAGCAAGGTCGTGAACGCCGACGGCAAGCCGCTGATCGTGTACCGCGGCCAGCGCCGCGTCGCCAAGCCGGACAAGTTCATCATGACGCGCAGCCGCGAGAACCCCTCGTTCGCCGCCGATCCGGTGGTGGCGAGCGTGTACTCTCGCCAGCTTGAGACGCAGCAGTACGGCGCGGGCTCCAACGTCATGCCGGTGTACCTGTCGATCAAGAAGCCGCTCGACATCCGCAACCTCGGCGAACAGGTTTCGCTGGAGGACATTGTCAGCCGTCTCAACTGGGACTGGTCGGTGTCGTCGGGCCTGGGTGACTACGAAAAGTCACTGGGCTACGGCGACCTGGCTGACGCGCTGCGCAGCATGGACTTCTTGGCTGAGAGGACTGGCGCTCGCTTCGACATTGATGCGTCAGACGAGGAAGGCTTCAGGATCGACTCGTTCGAGGATCTCGCTAACTACATCCAGAATCGAGGCGACGAGAACGACCCTGAGTCGATTGACCTTGCGCTGATGGACGCCAAGTTCGATGCGTACATGATCGGCGACTCTGCTGACTGGACGTATCTCCTGTCAGAGCTCGGCTTCGACGGCGTCTTCCACAAGGACGTGTTCGACGTCGGCGCTCGCTACTACGAGGGCGATAAGTCCAAGCTCGAGGAGGGCTACGAAGGCGGCCCAGTGCACGACACCTATCGCCCGTTTGAGCAGGCCCAGATCAAGTCCGCCATCGGAAACAATGGCGACTTTGCGGCTGACAATCCGGACATCACCAAGTCCGCCGATCGCGTCCAGGCCAGCGAGAAGCGCGACACCGACAGCGCCGAGCGGTTTGATCCAAAGCAAATTGAGAACAAGCGCGTCCCGGATTACAAGAGCCGCGAAAAGCTGATTGACATGCCGATCGACGACTTCTTGGCGTTAGCCGAGAAAGGCGAAGAGGAGGGCAAGGGGCGTGACGTCAAAAAACTGCTGGACAACAACACTCGATTCAGTTCACTGCCTTACCTAAACGTCGACTCGGACTACCGTGTAGACGGCCACGAAGGCCGTCACCGTGCCCGTGCCCTCAAGGCTGCGGGTTACGAGAAGATGCCCGTCATCCTGCGCATGGCCGGCTTGCGCTGGAGCGAACAGACTGACCCCAGCCGGTTCGACTACGTCAAGGACTGGCCGACCGAACTGCAAGCCGAAGTTACAGCTGAAAATCCCTATTTTTCAATTCCCTTCCCGGTGTCCCGCGAGGGGGCCATGAGGCCGTATCGCGGCGACATCCGGGCCAGCGAGAAGCGCGACACCGACAGCGCCGAGTTCAAGCGCTGGTTTGGTGACAGCAAAGTAGTGGATGAGAAGGGTGAGCCACTGGTTGTGTACCACGGGACTCATGCAAGCGATCCGATTGAGCGGTTCTCGGAAGACAAGATCGGGAGTCGCACCGACGATGGGTTCATGGGCCGAGGCTTCTACTTCGGCGACTCAACGGACGCCAGCTCATACGCCGGGTATCACCCCTTCAGCGACCCAAGCCGAAAGCCCAGCGGCGGTTCTGTCTACCCCGTCTACCTTTCGCTGCAAAATCCTCTGGTGCTGTTTGGCCGCAGGGTTGGGGAGCGTGTCAAGCGTATGCCTGATCGCGGCGTGTTGGCCCGAGATGCCGCCGGCCTGCCGCGCAGCGCAAGCGCCGCTGAACTTCGCGCCAAGCTGGAGGGGATGGGGCACGACGGCGTAATCTACACAGACGAGCTTGGAACGCAGGAGTATGTCGCCTTCCGCCCGGAGCAGATCAAATCTGCTACCGATAACAACGGCCAGTTCGACCCCACCAGCCCCGACATCACCAAGTCCGCCGACCGCCCCTGGTTCGATGACCTGAGCGAGCTCAAGATCTCGACCAACTACCGGCTCGGCGATCTGCTCAAGACGAGCAAGAAGCTGAACTGGTGGGATCGATCTGTCGGCACGCAGTACAACATCGCGCAGAAGCACCCGCAGTTCAAGCGCGTGTTCGATGCCGTGCAGCGCTTCATCAACGACGTCTCGGCCTACGCTACGCGCGCGGCCGACCTGGCGCCGTCGATCCTGCCCAAGCTCGAGACGCTCAAGGACATCGCCCGCTCGCCGCTTTCGGCCGAGGACGTCAAGGCCCTGCGCGACCCGATCTTCGGCGGCACGCTGAAGTACACCCGCGACGACGAGGGCAACGTCATCGAGACCGATGACGTGTCGACGGCCGGCGTGGTGTTCACCAACGACGAGCTGCGCGAGCTGTTCGGCCTGAGCGACCGCCAGGTCAAGCTGTACCGCGAGTTCCGCCGGGCGACCAACAGGAGCCTGACCGACCTGGCCGTCTCCGACATGCTGCGCTACCTGGGCACTGATGGTGCCGGCGTGCGCCAGCGCGCACTGGAGGCCACCAACCTGGACGGCGCACTCGATGCCATGGTCGCGCACCTGGACCAGCTCATCGAGCAGCAGCCACAGCGCGCCAAGGTGCTCGAGGACAGCAAGCGCGCGATCAAGGAGAAGGCCGGCCAGGCCATCGGCCTGATGGCCCGCGGCTACGCCCCGCTGTCTCGCTTCGGCCAGTTCACGGTCTACGCCGTCAGCAAGGATGGCGAGCAGCTCTACTTCTCGATGTTCGAGAACGAGCGCGACGCCAACAAGATGGCGCGCGAGATGCGCGAGCAGTACCCCGACGCCACCGTCACCACGGGCACCATGAGCCAGGAGAGCTACAAGCTCTTCAGCGGCGTGACGCCCGAGACGCTGGCGCTGTTCGGCGAGAGCCTGGGCCTGGAGGAGTCTGGCGTCGACGCAAAGTCGGAGGTGTTCCAGGCCTACCTCAAGATGGCCAAGACCAACCGCTCGGCCATGAAGCGCCTGATCCAGCGCAAGGGCATCGACGGCTTCAGCGAGGACGCCGGGCGCGTGCTGGCGGGCTTCGTGTACAGCAACGCACGGCAGATCTCCACCAACCTGCACGCGGGCGAGATCAGCCGCTCGGCCGCCGCGGTGACCGACGGCGATGTGAAGGACGCAGCCATCCGACTGGTGGAGTACATCCAGAACCCGCAGGAGGAGGCGCAAGCCCTCCGCGGCCTGCTGTTCACGCAGTTCATCGGCGGCTCGATCGCGTCGGCCCTGGTCAACATGACCCAGCCGTTCACGATGACGCTGCCGTACCTGACCCAGTTCGATGGCGCCGTTGGCGCGTCCAAGCGCATGGCGGACGCCGTCAAGCTGGTGTCGCGCGGCATTCGCAACGACGACGATCTCCAGGCCGCGCTCAAGCGTGGTGAAGAGCTCGGCATCGTCAGCCCGCAGGAGGTGCACCAGCTGATGGCCCAGGCTCAGGGCCGGGGCTCGCTGCAGAGCGGCGACGGCACCAAGGCGGGCGACGCCGCGGCCAAGGTCAACAACAGCATGGCCAAGCTCGGCCTGGTCTGGGGCAAGCTGTTCTCGGCCGCCGAGCAGTTCAACCGCCGCGTGACCTTCATCGCCGCCTACAAGCTGGCCCGCGACCAGGGTATGCCTGACCCCATGGCGTTCGCTGAGCAAGCGATCGCCGAGACCCAGGGCGTCTACAACAAGGGCAACAAACCGAAGTGGGCACGCGGTGCGGTCGGCGGCACCCTCTTTACGTTCAAGCAGTACAGCATCGCCTACGTCGAGTTCCTTCGCCGCATGGCGACATCGGGTGAGCCTGGTTCGGCAGAGCGCAGGGCAGGCCAGAAGGCCGTCGGCCTGGCGCTCGGCGTGCTGTTCCTGACCGCCGGCATGAGCGGCCTGCCCGGCGCCGACGATCTGGACGACGTGATCGACGGCTTCATGCAGCGCGTGCTCGGCCGCAGCTTCGACAGCAAGCAGGCGAAGAAGGAATTCTTCGCGTCGCTCCTGGGCCAGTCCGGCGCCGAGTTCGTCATGAGCGGCCTCTCTGGCCTGCCTGGCGTGCCGATCGACATCTCGGGCCGCATGGGCCTGGGCAACCTGATCCCGGGCACGGGCATCTTCACCAAGAAGCGCGACTACGGCCGCGACTTCCTCGAGGTCGTGGGCCCGGCCGGCACGCTGTTCGCCAACGCCGGCACCGCGCTGGCCAGCCTGGCCCAAGGCGAGGTCAAGAAGGCCGCCGAGGTGCTGGCGCCCGTGGCCGCGCAGAACGCGCTCAAGGCGGTTGACATGGCCCAGATGGGCTACTACCGCGACATGAAGGGCCGCAAGGTCGTCGACACCGACGGCTGGGATGCGCTGGCCAAGTCGATCGGCTTCCAGCCGCGGGCCGTCGCGCAGGTGCAGGGCGCCACGATGACCCAGGCGAACCTGGTGGGCCAGAACAAGCTGCGCGAGACCGAGATCGCGGACAAGTGGGCGCGCGGCCGCATCGAGCGCAAGCCCGACCTCATCCAGGAGGCCAAGGACGAGCTCGCCGACTGGAACCGCAAGAACCCCGAGAGCAAGATCAGGATCGACGAGGCGCAGATCAACAAGCGCGTGCAAGAGGCCAACAAGACTAAGGCCCAGCGCATCGCCGCCACCGCGCCCAAGGAGATCCGCGACGCGGTCAAGAAGCAGCTCGAGTCTGAGGGCGCCCAGTGATGTGACGTTGCGAAGTGTCGGCACTTCGCGGCCACTGACGACGATTCGCAACCGCCCTTCGGGGCGGTCTTTTTTTGTTGTCGCCAAAGCAAAACACCACCCGTTGGGTGGTGCTCTACCGGGACTGAAGCTCAATCCCCTGTCGTTCTTGCCGGTCCGACATGGAGATTGTAACCGAGCCAACTGCGACGCCAGTTGCTTGGTGGATTGTTGTTGCGCGCACGCAACGGTTCAGTAGAATCGGCGATGCGTTGCTGGCCATCCATCTGCGGAGTCTCCATCTTGATCGGCCTCATCGCCCTGGCCGCATCACACCCGGCGCTGGCCGTAGTAATCGGAGGCGCGCTGTACGCGCTCTGGCGCACTTGCTAGTATCGATCGGCGGTGACCGTGCAAGTTGTTGAAAACAAAGGCTGGCAGCGGCCTGCAAAGCCGTGTACGTCGGTTCGATTCCGGCTCGCGCCTCCAAGCAAATCAAGCACTTAGCAAAACCGAGCCGCCGCGAGCGGCTCTTTTTTCGCCTCAACCATTCCTGATTTCGACTCGCGACCACCCGGCTTGGGTGGTCAACCCCCTGTTGGTCTGATACGTTCCTGGTCTACGCGAGTTTGTCTGCGTGCGCCCCCTGACCACCCGAGTCGACAATGGCCTTTGTTCGCAAGACCAAATCCGGCAAGTTTGAGCTGCGCATCCGCAGCAAGCTCTTGCCCAAGGATGTCTACCTCACCTTCGACGATGAGGCCGAGGCGCACAGCTACGGCGACCAGGCCAAGAGCCTTCTGGCCGACGGCATCGTTCCCGCGGCCTTCATCGACACCAAGGTCAAGCCGCTCGACTCCGTCGCCGAGATCGTGCGCGCCTGGCGCTTTAAGGGCGATCTGTCCGGGTCCGACGACGACGTCCTGAACCACGTCCTTGCCGACCTGGGCGGCATGCGCCTGGACGAGCTGACCTACAAGTGGGCCGAGGCGTGGGTGACCCAACTCAAGCGCAGGACCAACCTGGCCCCCGGCACCATCCGCAAGCGCGTGGGCTGCCTGGCCAGGGCGCTGGACTGGTATCTGCGCTCGCACCCCGACATCCAGGTGGCCAACCCGCTGCGGCTGCTGCCCAAGGGGTACGCCACCTACACCGCTCGAGACGCCGAGGCCATCAAGGGAACCAGCGCGGTGGTGAAGTCGGACGTGGAGCGGGACCGGCGCCTGCTGCCCAACGAAGAGGCTGTGCTGGCCCGCGTGCTGGATGGCGAGCGGCGGCCGGACCGGGAGCGGCCCCTGCAGGTTGATCCAGCCTTCAGGCTGCTGTTCCTGCTGATCCTGAACACCGGCATCCGGCTGCGCGAGGCCTACACCCTGCACCGCAGGCAGGTGTCAGAGACCTTTGTGCGCGTTCAATCGGGCAAATCCAGGGCAGGGGTGCCTGAGTTCCGAAACGTGCCCCTGGTGCGCCATCTGCGCCCCCTGCTGGCCGCCTGGGTCCGGGACATCCCGGTCGATCGGCCCGTCTTCCCGTTCTGGAACGGCGACCCCAAGGAGCTCGACCGCGTGACCGCAAAGCTCTCGCGCCGGTTCGGCACGCTGTTCGACTATGCCGGCCTGGCTGACCTGACCGAGCATGACCTGCGACATGAGGCGACATGCCGGTGGTTCGAGATGCGGGCCGATGACGGCAACTGGCTGTTCAGGGAAGGCGAGATCCGCAAGATCATGGGCTGGTCGGTCAAGAGCCCAATGCCCGCCCGATACGCCAGCTTCAGGGCCGAGGATCTCGCGGCAAGGCTCTGACGGGAAGGGCGGGTGCGGGCCTGCGCCTGATCGGCGACGGCCCCTGGCGCCGAGCCTTTGCGTGCTCGAGAGCGATCTCGTTGAGGCGCACCCGCAGTGCGTCAGCCGGGATCACCCACCCGCGGCCAAACTTGGCGCCGGGCAGCTCGCCGGCGTAGATGCGCTCAACCACAATCTCCTGGGTGCAGCCGAGCATCTCGGCCACCTGGGCGACGCTGTAGATCACTTCGGCTCCGGTATGCGAATGGCCACGCGCCCGCCAGAGCCCGCCGTGGTTACGTAGGCCGTGATGCACCAATCGCCTTCCTTGAGCGAGGCGTCGAACTCGTGGATTGCGGTCAGCGGGCGCTTGCGGTCCAGCTCGCGCATATGCGGCTCGCTGTCCGCCCAGCACTTCGAGACGACCAGACAGGCGGGCGCCAGGTGGCCGACGACGTAGCTGCGCGGGTGGACGTGGCGCACCGACCCGATGATCTTGACCTTGTTCTTCTTGCACCAGGCCTTGACCGCCGCGACGGCCTCGCGCTGCAGCTTGGTGGTCATCTTCCGCCACCCTCCATTATTTGCAGCACGCTGTCGATGACACGGTCGCGCCGCTGGTCCAGTTGCTCGCTCATCTTCAGCGCCTCTTCAATCTTCTCTTGACCAAGGTGCGCCAGAGCCTTCGAGAGCATGGCCGTAAGCAAGTCTTGCGCAATGCCCACTAGATGTGTTGCGTACTCCTCATTGCCGCGCTCGACCATGTGCGCCAAATTGCGCACAAGGTCGACCAGTTGACGCGCCTCGAAGGTTATCGCAACAGCGTTGGCCATCTCGGGCCCGCGCGCGGCGGCCGTCGATGACAGGATCTCGCGGAGGTCCTCCGACAGCCCATCGATGCTTTCCTTGATGCACATGTCACTTCTTCCTCAGCAGGGTGAATCTGATCCAGCAGTCATGGCAGCGCCACCTGCTGGGGCCAACCTGGACCCCACCAGCGGGCTCCTTGTGCTGGCCGCACTTGGAGCATTCCTTGAGCGGGAGCATGTTCTTCGGCGTGCCCGGCAGCGCGCCAATACCGAAGCTCATACGAGATCCAGGAGGAACGGCGGGACGTACCGCGCCGACTTGCCGATCTTGCCGCCAGGCAGGATGACCGGCGTGCCGTCCTCGTTGAGCTTCGAGTCGTTGCTGCGCAGCACGCGGAGGTCGGCCTCCTCCTTATGGAGGCCGGCGAGGAATGCCACGCCGTTGCCGGTCACTTCGGAGTCGCACAGCGCGTCCAGCGCTTTGGCGCGGTCCCTGATGTTGACCCCGGTCGTGCCTTGCTTCAGTCGGTGCGCCACTCCCTTGATGGTCGTGGATGCGGCGGAGAGGTTCTCGTTGTCGGCGACCGATCCGGTGATGATCAGCTCGTCGATGAGCTCCATGCACTCCTCGAGGTGCACGCCGATCTGAGTGGCCAGGTGCTGCTTGTTGCTGGGCTCCTTGCCGCAGGCGGCGAGCCAGTCGGCGGTGCGTCGGAAGTTGGTCTTTTCAGTCATGTCAGTACCCGCCGGCAATTCGCGCGGCGGCCTTGTGGATGGCGTTGTTGAAGTACCGGCGGATCACGTACTGCCGAACGATTGAGATCGCGGTGTAGATCCAGCCGAGAGCGAAGTTCTCGGCCGCAGTGAAGCTCGCGCCCACCAGCGGCAGCAGGAGAAAGTTGGCGGCGAAGTTCACCGCAAAGCCGACCGCGATGTTCAGCCAGGCTTCGATGATCGCGCCGCGTGGAGTCTGCCCGGGCCCCGCGTTGTTCGCGTAGGCGCGCGCCGTGAAGCACGCGACAAACACGAACGACACCACGCCAAGAGCCTCGAGCGTCACGGGGCCCCCCGGAGGTGGTCCATGCGGCCCATGGCGGCTCTCACGGCGACGTCAAGGTCGTCGATCGTGCCGCGGTTGTCGATCACATAGTCGTGCTGCAGGCCGGCGATCAGGTCCTCGCTGGCGTGCGATCGCACCGGCGCCGTGCCCGGGCGAATCACGCGCCACAGGACGCCGCCCTGCGACCGAATCCAGGCTGCCTCGTTGGGGAAGCGCACGTCGCTGATCACCACGCCGGCGCTGTCGAAGTTCTTGCAGAGCTCGACCTTGGCGGCGGCGATGCGCACCCAGAAGTCCGGGTCGATGGCGCGCCCCCACTCGGTGCCAAGCAGCTGCGCGAGCTTGCGGTAGCTGGCGCCGAGCTGGGGGATGTCGACCTCCTTGAGGTGGCGCTCGGTCATCCACCCCTCGTCGGCGCCGACGGTGGCCAGCAGAAGGCCCAGCATGTCGCGGATCGGGTCCGCGAAGGCAATGCCGTCGAGGTCGTACTGCCCCTCCAGGATTGCGCGCACGGTGTCCTTGCCGGTGCCGGCGTAGCCCGTGAGGCCAATCAGGCGGGGCCTGGTCATACGCGCCTCCTGAAAGCCTCGATCCGCTCGGCAAGGCAGCTGCTGTAGTCCTGCATGGCGGCAAGCTGGGCCGTCAATCGGTCTTGCTCGACTTTCGGCAAGCTGCTGAAGGTGTCGCTCGGGAGGAATGCGGCCAGCCTCTTGATGCGGTCATCCAGCTCGGAAGCCTCGGCGCGCACTCGGTCGCGGAAGTCGGCCGGTACGGCGGCCAGCTTCGAGCGCAGCTCGTAGCCCATGAGGGGCCACACCTTCGCCACCGCGTTCTGCCGCGCGATCTTGCGTCCGACCTCGGCGTCGAAGTTCTCCGGGCTGGCGCAGGCCGACTCACCCGTGACGGTGAACCCGTTGCGCAGCACCAGGACGCAGAAGGTCAGCAGACTCAGCGGTCCCTCGTGGTGCTGAACGTCCGTTGGATTGCGCCCGTAGCATCCATCCGCGGCGGTGAAGTAGTGCTCGCTGGCGATGTTGGCCTTGATGTCATCCGGCGTGATGCGCGGCGCGGTCAGGCCCTTGGCCTGGATCTCGGCCTCGATGGTGGCGTCGGTGCTCATGCGGCCTCCTTCTCTTGCTCGGACTCCTTGTAGCCCAGCATGTCGCACAGCTCGGTGATCACCGAGGACAGGTTCAGCGTCTGGACCGCAGCCTCGTGCAGCCACACGTCTTCGTCGTTCTTCTCGGCGTCTGGGTTGGTCGGGAAGTCGATCGACTTGAACGCGAAGTCCGACGTCAGCTTGAAGCTGACCTCGTTGCCGGCCAGCAGGCGCATCGACTTGACACCGAAGCCATCGGCGAATGCCTTGTGCAGCCCGGCCTTGGCCTCGGTGAGCTGCTCCATCTTGACCGTCAGCTTCTGGCTGCCCATCGCCAGCTCCGTGTCGACGTGCGGCATGAACTCGCCGAAGGCGTCGGCATCGTCGTCGAGCCAGGCCTTCATGCGCGTGGTCAAGCCGTGCTTCACGTCACTGACGTGAATGGTCTCGGTCTTGACGCTGCCAACGGCGGCGATCAGCAGCGCAACGATGGCGGACGCGGTCGTCTTGCTGGACGTCGGAATGATCAGGTACTGCTTGTCGCGCCGGTAGAAGCACGTCACCAGCATCGTCTTGACCAGCGCCTTGGCGCGGAACTCGATGGTGATCAGGTCCTTCAGGTCGGCGCGCTCTGCCTTGCTGAGGCGCTTCCTGCCGGTCTCCTCGCACAGATGCTTGCTGCGCTTGTCGAACTCGGCCTTGACTGCGCTGGCGGGCACGATCTTGGTGTCGATGCGCACGGTGAATGCCAGGCCACCGATGAAGGCATCGACGAGACCCTCACCGTTGCGGCTGACAAAGCCAGAGGAACCGGCCTCGTGTGGCAGCGGGTCGATGAATGGCCTCTCCTTGAGGTGCTCCTCCAGGGCAGACATGCGCGGGAGGTCTGCCTTGTAGACCAATGCGTTTTTGATGAGCTTCATGGTGCTGTTGAGTTGGCTGGCCTACTCGCTAATCACGGCCACGGGTCGCCCAATGCTTTTGCGAAATGCGTTGACGGCGGCAATCGCGTCGTCCTCGTTCTCAAAGAGCCCAAGTCGGACCTGCTTGTAGTCAACCGTCACCCTCGCAAGCCACTTGCGTCCCTGCTTGTAAACGCCGGGGCACCTGTTGCCGATTCGCGAGCGCTGTCGGTTCGCTACGTTTTCTGACGTGAATACGACCCGCAAGTTGGAACGCCTGTTGTCGAGTCCGTTGCCGTTGATGTGGTCAACGACCGCCGAACTGTTGTCGACGCCAAGAATCATTCTGTGCATGCGGTTGTTTTTGCCCGTCTTGGCGTACATTGTTCCGCGCGACTTAATCGCGTACCAATTGCGCGATTCGACGAGCGCAAGATCACGCTCGTCGACCAGCACATGTCCGCCGTTTGTGAGGGCAATTTGCACTGCTTTCATGCTTTCGGCCGTATTGCTTCAGTCGGTGGTGCTGCCCTCGGAATTGGGGTCGCTCTCGGGGACTGGGGCGGGCGCCCACGGCGCGATGCCGTTCTTCACGGTCGGGTTGTCCGGCCGCGGCGTGCCGTTCAGGTCGGCCAGCGCGTCGGCTTCAGTGATCGGCGGCTTGCTTTGCGTGACCTGGTGGGGCATCCAGGTGGCGTGTGCGCCGTTCGGGCGCTCCTCGTCGGGCTGCACCAGGTGCACAGAGGAGCGCCGCTGCACGTCGCCGTTGGCATCGAAGACGGCCAGATTGATGTCGTGGTCGCCGAACACGCCGACCACCATGGCGGCGAGCGGCTGGGCGCCGACGCGGGGCAGGTTTTCGTTGGCCGCCGGGTAATACCAGACGATGCGGCCGGGGGTGGGGGAGATGACTGTGCTCACAGGTTTCCTTTCGGTTGGTGGGTGAATGGGAGGCCCCGACGCAACTCGGGGCTATTGGCGGCAGAAAGATGGAGACCTTCATGCCTCACCGGGCTTCCGGCCGCACAGAAATCAGAATGGGATGTCGTCGTCCATGTCGTCGAAGCTGCTGCCGCTGCGCTGCTGCTGCTGGCGCGGCGCGGCAACCTGACCACGCTGCTGCGGGGACTGGCCGCGCTGTTGCGGGGCCTGTTGGCGCTGCTCGTTCTGGGACGATCCGCCGCCCTGGCCACCACCCTGCTGATCGCGGCTGCTGAGCAGCGTCATCTGGTTGGCGATGATGTCGGTGGTGTTGCGCTCGACGCCGTCCTTGTCGGTGTAGGTGCCGTACTTGATCGCGCCCTCGACGTAGATCTTGGTGCCCTTCTTGACGTACTCCCCAGCGATCTCGGCCAGCTTGTCGTAGAAGGTGACGCGGTGCCACTGCGTCTCTTCGAGACGCTCGCCGGTCTGCTTGTCCTTGCGGTAGCTCGAGGTGGCGATGGAGACGTTGGCGACGGCCATGCCGCTGGCCAGGTGGCGGACCTCGGTGTCCCGCCCGGCGTTGCCGATGAGAATGGCCTTGTTGACTGATGACATTGCGTAGTGGTCTTTCTTCAGTAGAACGATGAGAGCTGGTTGTGCGCGTTGATCAGCGACTCCAGCGAGGGGCTGGCCGCGTTTGCGACCTTGGTGGCCTGTGCGACCGCCTTCTTGTAGGCGACGGCATTGCCATGACCGCCGCTGGTGACGCCTTCCGGCACGCGCTTCAGCATCTCTTTGATGCGTGAGCGGTAGTGCGCGGTTTGTTGCTTGATGTCCATGGGTTGATTATGCCAACAAAATGTTGGCTGTCGAGAAAAAACTTCATTCAGACTGTGGCGGCTGTGGTTTTCTGACGCCGCTCGCGTAGTCCTTGTACGCACCCTTCAGCTGTGAGTAGAACGCCCTCACAGACATCGGCTCATTGACGATGCGATCGTGGCCGCGGACGCGCGCGACCACGAGCTCGCGGTCCACGGTCTCGACGTTGGCCGACATCTCTTGCTTGGCCAGTCGGCGCAAGCGCTTGGCGAGCTTCCCGTTCAATGTGATCCCTTTCGTGGTGGCGGTTACGACATCCGCCTGACGGTGCCGCCCGAAACCCCGGGCCTTCACCCCCGCTGCGCAGGGGCGCCGTCCGATTCAAGCGTCCTTGTAGTTCAGGCTGATCGACTTCACCGACCAGTTGCTGCTGATGCTGCGCACGACCACGCCCTCGGCCTGCTCCCCGTTCGGGTAGCGCGCCTCGTCGGCCAGCATGCGCAGCGTGTCGGGGTCCGCGTAGCCGTGGCCGGTCGCGACGATCTCGGCCAGCGGTATGTCGAACTCCATGGACATGTGAACCAGGGTGCCGAAGTGGGCGCGGCCGAGCCCATCCCCTCTGATGTGGTGCAACGTGAAGGCCGCGATCGCGAGCTCAGACAAGCCCAGTGGGTTGCCTTGGATGCCCGGCCCGCACACCTCGAACTGCAGCGCGAAGCCCCTGGGGATGCGCTCCAGGCCGTACTTGCGCGCCGCCTGCCAGTACACGTTGCCCTTGCCGCTCTCGGTGAACTCCTTGAGCTCGAGGTTGCGGCTGCAGACGTGCATGCCTTCGTCGTCGTTCCACACGGTGCAGCTGGTGCCGTCGTACTTGACGGTGGCAACCCAGTCCCAGCCGGTCATCATCTCTTCCAGGTTGCGCACGCGCTGGAAGTTCTCCTCGTCGGTCTTGGGAATGAAGCTCGGGAAGTTGCCCCGCACGTCGCCCGCAATCGCGGCCGGCACGGGCTTCTCGTGCTTCTTGACGCCAAGCACTTCGGTCAGATCGGTGCCCTGCGGCATGGCCAGCTCGTCCTCCCCGGCCGGCACGATCACGCACTCGCTGGGCACGCCCTTGAATCGGGCCATGCGCACGCGCCACTTGTGCTTCTCCATGAAGCTCCACCGCGGCCCGGGCTGGAGCACGGCGTCCTGCAGGAACGCGACGACGGGGTCCCCCGCGCTGATGTCCTTGCCAACGACCCCAGACCACAGGCCCTCTTCGCCGCAAGACACGAACGCCTGATGGATTCGGTCTGCGCCTTCGATTGGCCGGGTCTCCGTGACCCGACCGACAACTGCCAACTTCATTGCTACTGCTTCCTCTCCGTCATGCGCTGCTTCAATCGCTCTTGCATCCCCTTGCAGCGATAGGGGTCGAGCTCTTCGTAGCGCTTGGCTGCGTGCCATGCGTACGTCTTCCACGCGGGCATCTGGGCCAGACTCACCAGGTGATCCAGGATGCCGTCGGCGTCAATCACTGCTGGCGCTTCAGCCATGCAGTGCTCGCCCACTCGCGCTCGGGCCTGCCGGTGCGCGACACCGCCGTCTTGCCGGTGACGTCGGCTAGGCCGTCGCGCTGCAGCTCGGGCAGCCTCCTGGCCACGGCCACGCCGTCCAGTCCGGTGACGTGGGCGATGCCGTCTTTGCCGAGGGGCCCCATGGACAAGCACTCCAGGATTCTCTCTGCGTGCCGCCGGGCCAGGCCGTCAGCGGCGCCGGCTGCGATGTGACTGGTGACGGGGTCGCTGGCGCGAGCCCGCACATGCTCTTCGTTGATCATGCTGCCCTCTTGCTTGCTAGGTCACGGATCTCCTTGGCGGTGACACTCACCTCCGCCAGGAACTTGCTGACGCCGGCCTCGAGCTCGGCGATGATCTTGTCGTCGCGGTAGACGCGGTTGATGTGGGTCTGCAGCGGCTCGGGCATTTCCTCGCAGTACGACACCACGTCGTTCCACTGGCGGCCCGCGATCCACAGCTCGCCGTACACCTGCCACTTGTACTCAGACGGCGGCGCGCCCTTGAGCTGCAGGTAGTCCCAGTGGATGGCCGGGATCGGGCACTTGAACTCGACCATGCCATCGGTTCCGACGAGACCATCAGGCGACACGCCGCACTCGAGGAACTTGTGCTTGATGAACGGCACCTCCTCGACCATGTGGCCGGTGATCGCCTCGTACGCCATGCGCGCGAACGGCTCCTTCTCTTTGCCGCGCTCGGTGTGCGCGTTGCCCTTGAACCCATCGGCCATCACCTTGCCGGTGACGACCTCGAGGGCCAGGCGCATGCGATAGTTGCGGCGCGTTGTGGACTCTTCGCCGTTGCGGCCCTTGGCCATGACGTCGGCGAAGTGGCTGCCCGTGGCCAGGCCTCGGCGCAGCTCCAGCCACTCGGCGCTTCCTTGCTCGATGATGTCGCTCATGCCGTCTCCTTCCCAACGTACTTTTGGTGGTCCCTGACTTCCGCCATGCGGCGCGCAGCGATGTCATAAAAAAAGCGGTCGCCCGGCGCTGTCACCCTGTAGGCAAATCGGCCAGCAAAGTACACACAGAACTCGGCGCCAGACTGCAGAACGGTCGTGTAGGCGACGGTGATGGCCTGGCCGCCGATGCCGCCAAACCCGAGCGCGGTCGAGCCCCAGGCCTGCGCGAACATCGCGTGCACCTCAATGTCGTAGTCGGTGGGGCGGCGCGTCTTCTTGATGCGAAGATCCTCTTTGGTCTTCCGGAAGTGCTCCCAGTCGCGGTCCTCGTACTTGATCGGGCTGAAGCCCTCGTACGCCGCATGAGCCAGGGCTGCGTGCAGGTCGGTGATGGCGTTGCCGTGCTTCATGCATCACCCCTTTCCTTCACCTCGGCATCGACGGCCTTCAGCTTCGCGCCGGCGTTGGTCACGACGGTCTTGAACTTGTCGTAGCCCTCGCGATCGGCGGCCTTGCGCGCGGCGTCTGCGCCCTGCTTCCACACGGTCCCCAGCTCCGCCGCGTTGGCGGCCTTCTGCGCCTTCTCGATCCACGCGGCACGGTCAAACACAGGCTTGTCGTTGGCGGCCGGCGCGGCCCTGTTGGCAAGCTCGTGTAGGCCCTCCTCGCCGTCGGTGTTGAGGTGGTAGATGGCGTGGTCCAGGCGCTCTGTCTTTGGCCACGTCTTGTGGGCGCGCTTGATGACCGTCTTCTTGGCCATCTCACCCCAGTCCGTGACCCACGGGCACTTCTTCTTCTTCTCAATCCAGGCCTTCCAGGCGCTCGAGCGATCGCGGATGTCGTTGATCTCGGCCACGCTCATGGCTTCGGTGAGGTAGTCGCCGTCGGCCGTCTTCACCACAACGTAGGCGCCCACCGGATCGCCGCGGTCGCCGCCGAACGGGTTGAACTGGTGCTCGGGCGGCTTGTCGTAGCCGTTCAGCGTAAAGCGGTCGTTGGCGTGCACGATCGCCGCCTTGGCCCACTTGATCGACCCCGTCGCGGTGGCCAGATCTATGAGGCCCATGTACGAGATGTCCAGGCAGATCTTGCCGTCGCGCGGCACGAGGTAGGCCTGCTTCTTCGCTGGGTTCAGCGAGATGCCGATGGCCGCCACGTTGGTCACCGCGTTGATGACCGACTGCCGGTTCTTTGTGGCCAGGCCCAGCGCGTAGTCGTTCTGCTGCAGGATCTGGATCGCGAACTCAGCTTCGCGCTCGAAGCTGATGGAGCGGTCGGACAGGACCGACTCGAAGGCGTCTTTGGCGCCGTAGATGTCGCCCGTGATCAGGGCCAGTGCGTTGCTCATGCCGCCTCCGCGATCCTGCTGTATGCAGCGATGGTTGCGGCCGCGCGCACGATGGCCTGCTCGGCGTCTTCATTGCTGAGCCCAAGGGTGCTGGCCACAATCGAGACGATCTCCTGAGTGTGCCTCAGCTCCAGCTCCTGCCTGGCCTTGCGCTCAGCGGCCTCGCGTGCAGCGCGCTCCGCCTCCTCGGCGCGGCGCTTGGCCTCGACCTCGGCCGCGATGCGAGCCTGCTGCTCGGCCAACTCACGGCGCTGCTGATCCAGCAGGGCCTGCGCCTCAGCCTTCTCAGCCTCGAACGCATCCTGCTGCGCCTTCATGAAGGCCTCGCGCTCAGCAGCCAGCCGGCGGGCGTTGGCGTTGGCTTCGTCGATCGCCTTCTGCGCGGCCAGTGCTGCCTCAGCGGCGGCGCGTGCAGCGGCCTGCTGCTGCTCCTGGCGCTGGCGCTCGAGCTCCGCGGCCTGCGCGGCCTGCTCGGCGCGGATGCGCTCGATCTCGGCGCGCTCGGCGGCCAGGCGCTCGGCCTCTTGCTCGCGCTCCAGGGCCGCGTCGTGCAGCTTTCGCAGCTGCTCGAGCGCCGTGGTCTTGGCATCCTGGGCGTGCGGCTGGAACTCCTGGAACGACTCGTCGACCACGAGCGCGTCGAGTTCGACGATCGCCAGCGCGACATCGGGCGACGCCTTGCCGGCGGCGACAATGGGCGCCGCAGCGATCTCTTCGACCCGGGCGCGCAGGGCGGCCACGCGATCCTGCTCAGCCTTGACGCGAGCCTGGCGCTCCTCTTCCTTGCGCTGCTCTTCGACCTTGATCTGCTGATCGATCGGGCCCTCGATCTCCAGGATCTGCCCGGTGATGTACTCGGCGCGCTCGCTGATGTTGCGCTTGATCTCGTTGAGCGGCTTCTTGGCTGCGTCGAGTGCGCGCTGCACTGCGTAGCGTGGCTCGCGGATCTCGAAGCGGGCGGCCTTCGCCTCGTCCATGCCCTTGGTGGTGCGCACGTCGAAGACGACGTCCTTGTACTTGGAGCGAAGCTCAGACAATCCGGCCTGAACCTTCTCGAATTCCGTCAGCGTGGTGCTGATCAGGGCAAGGCTGCGCTGGGCTTCGGTGGGCTCCGGCGCGGATACCGCGACTTCCGCGGTGTTGGTGCTGCTCATGGCGACTCCTGGCGTTTCGTAAGTTGACTCGGTCTGTTCTCAACAGACGGGCTCATTATCCAACAAAATGTTGGCGGCACAACAAAAAAATAATCCCGAGAGAATTACTCGGAGACCCGGAACGTCTGGTTGATTGCCAGGATCTGCTGCTGCCGCATGCCGCTCGTGCCGGCCAGGTGGAACACGCTCGCGGGCCTGCGCTTCTGGCGCTCCCGGTATCGGCGAGACACGACCTTGCGGGGCGTGGGGCGCGGCCTGGGTGCGTCTTCGCCGTCTCCCACCAGCCAGACCTGCCGCGGGTAGATGCGGCCGCGCTCGGCCTCGCGCCGCCACGCTGCAATGCGGATGGCGCCGTCGCGATGCAGGGCGCGCAGGTGTGCGCGCACCGTCTCTTGGCTCAGGCCAAGCTCATCGCAGACCTCGTGGCACGTCATGCTGCCGTGCTCTGTGAGCACAGCCAGTACGGATGCCTTGGTCACCGGCCCCTCTCCCGATCCTCGGCCTCGAAGCTGTTGCGCGGGGAGGAGTAGCGCCACCGCGCTCTCTGGGCCTCGTTCATCGCCAGGTATCTCTCCTTGCGCAGGCGCTTCGCCTTGAGCGCATCCCAGTGGGACCATGCCCACGCGATCAGGATCAAGGCCAGGATGGCGGCGCCGATGTAGATGGCCCACGCGATCAGGATCAAGGCCAGGATGGCGGCGCCGATGTAGATGGCGCCACCCTCCCAGAACCATTTCTCGAGGGGGTTGCGGTACACGATGATGGAATCACTCACAGCTTTTCTCCTTCAATGCGCATCTCCGGCGCGACTGTTCTTGCCACGCGCGCGGTGCGCCCCATGCTGTATGCCTCATCCATCAGCCGGTACAGGTCTTCGTAGGCGAGCCAATACCCGCGCACGCTGAACACCTCGCCCTGCGGCTCCCACCGTTGGGACCATGTACCGCTGCGCATGACGTCGCCAGCGATGCTGTGCGCCACCTTGTCGGCCATGATCTGCTTGATCTCTTGCTCAGGGTCAGAGAAGCGAGAGCTCATCACGACCGCGTGGCTGATTGTGTGATCGCATGCGATGCCCTTCAGGCGGCTGATGCGCTCGCGAATCTCGTAGTTGGTTCTCATGCGTCAACTCCCTTCGCCTTGCTCAACGAGCGCCACTCGCGGCGGGGTGGGTGGGTGTAAAGGGGGTGCTTCTGCCAATTTATGTCGCTCCAATCGTTTGGACGCACGCTAACGAATTCTTCATCGGTTGTTTTGCTTACGATCCACCACGCCACCGGCTCCTGCTCCGGCTGCTCCAGCGCCATTTGGTTATTGATGGCGTCCTGAATATCCCCGGCCAATCGGTCCGCAGTGAAATCTTCCCAATCCGAGCAAATCGCCAACGCTTGCCGCAGGCCGGTCAGTACGCCTCTGTCATACGCTCCGGGGTCTTGCAGCCGCGTCGTTGCGTTAGGTTTTAGCTGACTTATCGGCTCCTGCTCCGGCTGCGCCAGCGCGGCCTTGAGAGTGTCATGAAGCACCGCTCTTGCTGCCTCAAAATCACGCACGGTCGCAAAGTTGCGCATGGTGAACGCCAGCGCCTGCTGGACGACGGCGCGGGGTAGGGTAATCAGGTCAGCCACTTCCACACCCCCCACACAACCCCGCCCACCAGGGCAACCACGCCGACCCCGGCCAGCCCAAACACGACTCGGAAAAACCACTCGAGGCCCTGTCCTTCATATCGCCACTTCATCGTCCGATCTCCTTGAGCAGGCGCGGGCCGGGCGTGTACACCCTGATTTTCTTGCTGATGCGCTCTGGGTTGGGCTCCAGCGAGGACCGAACCCACCCTTTCTCCTCGGCGTAACGCAGCGTGTTGCCCACGTTGCCAGGCACCACGCCCCACTTGGCGCCTATGTCGGCGGCGGTGAGTTGCTCGTCCGGGTTCAAGGCAAAGAACACGGCTACATGCGTAACGAGACTCATACCAACCTCGCCCGCATGCGCGGAAACGGCAGGCGCAGGTCGTAGACCAGCACGACCGCGACTTCGCCGCGGATGGCGCCGGCCATCAAGGCCTCCTCGAGCGCGGACGAGACCCACTCTTCCTGCTTTGCGAGCGCTCGGCTCACGAAGCCGCTCGCGATGCGGTCCACCTCTGCGGCCATGTCAGTCAAAGTTGTCACGCCTCGCTCCTCAGGTCGTAGGTCACGGTCGACGTGTCGCCCAGGCGCCACTTCGCGGTGTTCTCCACGCGGTAGGTCTTGGTGCACACCTTGAAGTCGGGCGAGCGTAGCTCGTTGTGGGTGATTGCCGGGTCGAAGAACCGGCAGCGGTTGTTCGGCTGCAGGGCGAACTGGCCGTTGTCCAGGCGCAGCAGGTTGAACGACTTGTGCTCCTCCGGCGTCTCGCTGAAGCCGAAGTCGGGGATGCGCGGGTCGGGGTTGCAGCTGTCGATGGTGAACATGAACTCGCCGCGGTGCAGCTTCCTGTCCTTGCCGAGGAACTCGGCGCGCAGACCCTTGAGGAACGGCTTGTCGATCACCTCGAAGTGGTAGCTCATGCAGTCCCAGATCTGCAGCACGTCCAGCGGCAGCTGGTCGCCCTCCTCGAGGACGTCGTGCCACACGAATGCGCTGATCGGCAGCTTGTCGTACAGCGCGCCGAACTCAGGCAGGTAGGTCTCGAAGCGGAAGGCTTGGCCGCGGATGGACTTCGCGCTGACCCAGACCCCCTCAATGAGCTGGCCGACCCGGGCCGGGTCGTGGTCGTACAGGTACTCGGCACGCACGAAGACCTTCTCCGGCGGCAAGGGGCAGACGAAGCTCATGGTTTTTCCCCAACCCCCTCGGGTTGGGCGATCTCCTCGTCCGACCGAGACCGCGCCGCCATGCTCATCAAGGCGGACACGATGAATCCGAAAATGAAACCCGCCTGCGCGGCGAGCAGTAACCAGAGCCATTGCGGCATTCGAACCTCCTGTCAAGGTTCGGCGATTGTGCCAAAGAAAAGTTTGTTGGCGCAACACTTTGTGGCCAATGCGAGAAAAAAAAGAAGCTCGCCGAAGCGGGCTCTTGCTTGAGGGTCCTCGTCTTTCCGAGGCGTCATCTGCGCGGCACATTCAGCTGCAGCACGCCGTCCAGGAGTCCCGCGCTTGCGCGGGTCACATGTGCCAGATGGTGGATGGCATCCGCCCCCAGTGTAGCAACTAGCTGTTGGTGTGCAACAGCTTTGTGGCCAGTCGGTGCGCCGCGGCGATGCCGATGCTCGGGTGCTCGCACATCGAGCCCGTGCCAATGTAGCCGTACTCACGCCCGCCGTAGTGGACGGCGGCCACCATGCCAACGAGCTGACCCTCGTGGGCATCCTTCAGCAATTGCTGAAGCTGCCGGATCAGCTGCTCGTCACGCCGTCTTTCGACGAGCTTGATGACTCCTAGTGGGCTGCCTTGGTGTTGTACTGGTGCCGCTTTTCTTGTGGGGTTTCCCGTCTTGCTCGTCACCTGCCTGACCTCCTATTTTCATTGCCCACTCGGGCTCATTGAACGGCCTTACGCGGCTTTCTTTTGCCCGCTCCAGGCCGGCTCGCGGGTCGATCCCGGTCGCCTCGAGGTGCATTCGCACCAGGCTTGCGACTAAGGCCTTGGCCGGCGGCGGCAGCCGGGCGATCTGAAGCAGCAGCTCAACATCGTCGGGGTCTATCAGTGATGCCACCTGCGGCCGCTTCGCGGCATCTCTTGCGCCCTCCGTCCAGTCGATGCGCATGCTCAGCGCACCCTCCAGGGCGGACGTCTTCGCCTTGCCGGGGAAGCTCCGACCGCTCTCCCAGTAACGCACCGCCTGCGCCGATACCCCCATGCGCCCGGCAAGCTCGTTGACCGAGATGCCAAGCTGTTGGCGGCGCGTCCGCAGTTGATCCTTGACTTTCATTTGGCGCTCCTACGGCGCTCGGGCAGTGGCCCAACAAATTCAGAATACGCACCTAACATTCCGTTGGCAAGAGAGCCTTACACTCGGAAGCAACACCACGCTGACGGAGCTCACATGAACTGCAGGCCAGGCGACTTGGCAATCGTTGTGCGATCAAGGATCGCCAGCAACCTCGGGAAGATCGTGCACGTCGTTGGGCGGTTTGAAAACGGAGACTCGCACATCATCAGCCTGGACACTGAAGACGTGATCTGGTTGTGTCGTACGGAGGGCTCCGACCTGCGCTGGAGTGGCGCTCTTGGCATTGAGACGATCCGAGATGACGAGGGCCCAATACCAGACGGCTGCCTGCGGCCGCTGCGGCCGGGCACTGAATCGGACGATGTCGCGCGACAGGTCGGCGAATTTCTTGTGGCCTGAAGGCAACAGAATGTTGTCACGATAACCATGCGGTTGTTATGATCCGACCGCCGGCAGCAACTGTCGGCATCCAAAGCCCCGGCGGTCTGACACGCTGCCGGATAGCGCAGGCAGAAATGCGCTTGAGGGGGGGTAGGTCGAACCGAAAGGTGGCCGCCCTGAATTTCTGCAGGGGTGTCAAGGCCCCCCACCTCAAGCGCGGAAGGTAAGGTATGAGTACAAGCAAGGCCGCCGCGCTCCGCGGTTCCGGCGCCTCCAGCAGGGGGGTACTGGAGTGAAGCGCCCATCGTTTCAGTTTTACCCCGGTGACTGGCTGCACGACGCGGCTCTGCGGATGTGTTCGATCCAGGCCCGCGGGCTCTGGATGGACATGATCTGCTACATGCACCAGAGTTCACCTTATGGTCACCTTATGGTGAACGGCAAGGAGATCACGCCGAATCAGCTTGCGAGGATGGTGGGGGAGGCCGCCGAGGGGGTCTCAAGGTGGCTCATGGAGTTGGAGGATTCCGGCGTCCTGAGCTACAACGACGACGGCATCATCTACTCCAAGCGCATGGTGCGCGACGAGACCCTGAGAAACGCTCGAGCGGCCGGCGGCAAAGAGGGCGGCAACCCCAAGCTGACCTCCGGGTACAACAAGCCGGGGTTCCTGTACTGCTTCCTCCGCGCATCGGACGGCCACGTCAAGATTGGCATCAGCCAGCACCCGGGCAAGCGCGTCTACAAGGTGCGCATGCAGTACCCGGGCGACGAGATCGCCGTGGCCGACACGGTATACGTGTCCGACATGGGCGCAGAAGAGGCCCGGCTGCACAAGCTGTTCTCCGACTGCAAGAGTGGCGAGTGGTTTGCTCTG